TGAGTTATGCCAGCCCATACATGCAATTTGCTCCATTATGCTTGAAGCCAGAATTAATCCCATCGGTAGTACATGCTGACGGGACATCTAGAGTTCAAACTGTAAATAAGGAACAGCACCCTGGCTTATATCAAGTACTAGAGTCATGGTACAAGATAACTGGTGTGCCAGTATTGCTTAATACAAGTCTTAATATTAAAGGTCAACCCATACTTAATAATAAACGTGATATAATAAATTGGGAAAACGCTTATAAGGAAAAGATATTGAAATGATTGGCTTTTTTTACAAAATCTACCTTATGATATTTCGTCGTGATATATATAATAAAATTAAAAAACATGGCGGACCTTATATATACTAAAGGATATTTATGATTATTCAGATTATAGGATTGCCAGGAAGTGGCAAGACCACACTTGCTAAAGCTCTTGTAGATAGAATTAATGCAGTACATTTAAATGCAGACTATGTACGCTCAACTATAAATTCAGATCTTGGGTTTACAATTGAAGACCGAATTGAACATGCACGTCGCATGGGAGAAATGGCAAGAATATTGTCTGGGCAGGGGCTTGATGTCGTTGTTGATTTTATTTGCCCAACGCCAGAGACAAGAGAATCCTTTGGCAAACCAGATATTCTTATTTGGATGAATACGATTGAAGAAAGTCGTTTTGAAGATACAAATAAAATGTTTGTGAAGCCAGAAAACTTTGACAGCATGTTTGATTCGCATGACATGGATGCATATCAAAAATCAACTTATATAATTCAAAAATTTAAATTACACGACTGGTCAGCACCAACCACCCTGATGCTTGGACGCTATCAACCATGGCACGAAGGTCATCACGCACTATATAAAGAGGCAGGGAAAAGAACAGATCAAGTAATGCTAGGTGTAAGAAATACTTACAATACCAGTGTAAAAGATCCATTGACATTTGATCAGGTAAAGGGCTATATTTCACAGGATGACTTTATGGATGGAGCAATGGTAATTAGAATGCCAAATATTACCAATATTGTTTATGGACGAGACGTAGGCTACAAGATTGAACAAGTTTCATTGGGTCAGGATATAGAGGCTATTTCCGCCACACAAAAAAGAAAAGAGTTGGGAATATGACAAAAATAAACTATATTTGGAAAATATTAAAGGATCGTTGGCTAAGACCATACGATGAAATTATATTAAGATTTAATACCAAGGCTGGCGAGAGCCCACTAGTATGGCGAGTGTTTGTAAATGGAAACGAGCACTTGGCAGAATCATTTGAGTTGCATGGATATGCTTATGATGTGATAACCCATGAAGATGGTGTTAAAAAGTTAAATGTAGGCTGTAAAGGCAGAGTTCGCTGGGAAGGTAAGAAGGCAGTTATTTTGGCTGTAAAAAAGCAACCAGAGATTATAGAGTAGTAGATTCTGACAATAAACTAACTTTATAGACATAGAAATGGCATGTCCTAGTACAATTTATTTGCTTAAGTATAAGAAAATGGTAAAATTGCCTTATGGGTAAGATGAAGATTACGGAAGTCGAAGAAGTCAATTATGGCACATATGTTTGGCAAATGCCAGACGGAAGTCTTGTTATGGATGAAGATAATAACTATATGTGTATATATGCCATCAAAGGTGATGTGGCAAAAATTACTGAATTAAGAAAATTTGCTAAGTCTCATGGAATTGACGAAGGACACCCGCTATGGTTCTCTGGGCACAGACCAGTTACTGATGATCAGTATGAATACCAAAAGCAAAGAATGGATCTGGGATTGGTCGCAGACGATTGGGATATTCCTGCATTAAAAGAAGATCTAATTAATCAGAAAAAGATGGGAATTATCTAAATGGAACATAGAGTCAGCGTAGAACCAGAGGATTCATTTATTAAGAATGATGCGGGACAAGAGATTCAAGTAAGTCTTGGAACATCTAAGTATGTAACTCAAGAGTCTGAATTTGATGACCCATTTATGGCAAAGGCTGAAGATCTACTTAAGATTGAAAATCTTAATCCAAACTTTAAAAGAAATGTTTCTCGTAAGATAACAAAATCCTATACAGGATTAGATGATGCAAAGTCTAAAAAGCTTGACCCACTTGATTTAACTGGCTATTCTTTATTCCAAATTGTACAGCCACCATACAATGTTATGTATTTGGCACAACTGTTTGATATTAATCCATTTCACCACTCAGCAGTTAATGCAAAAGTTGCAAACGTTGTAGGACTTGGTTATAAGTTTGAAGAAACTCAAAAAATGCTTGATAAGCTTGAGGATGCAAGCGAAGATGAAGAGAAGTTAGATTTCCTTAGAAAAAAGATTTCAAGGTCTAAATCATTATTGCGTCAGAAGATGGAAAGTCTAAATTCAGATGACTCGTTTGAAGAAATTATTAAGAAGATCTATACAGATCTTGAAGTAACTGGAAACGGGTACTTAGAAATTGGTAGAACATCTTCTGGACAAATAGGATACATTGGACACATTCCTGCCATTACAATGCGTATACGCCGTCACAGAGACGGCTTCGTACAGGTTGTATACAACCGCTATACATATTTCAGAAACTTTGGCGATACGACCACACAGGACCAAATAGGAACAGATCCTCGTCCTAACGAAGTTATTCATTTTAAGAAGTATACTCCAACAAACACATACTATGGAGTTCCAGATATTCTTTCTGCAAAGAATGCAATTGCTGGAGATGAATTTGCACAACGCTATAATCTAGATTATTTTGAGAACAAGGCTGTTCCACGCTACATTATTACACTCAAGGGTGGAAAACTTAATGCTGACTCTGAGCGTAAACTACTTGAGTTTTTCCAGATAGGACTTCGTGGAAGAAACCACAGAACACTTTACATTCCTTTGCCTTCAGATGGAGAAAATGCTCGTGTTGAATTTGACATGAAGGCAATTGAAGCGGGAATTCAGGACTCATCCTTCCAAAATTACATGGTAGAGAACAGAGACAGAATCCTTCTAGCCAACCGTGTTCCAGTATCAAAGATTGGTACTCCACAAGGAATATCATTGGCAAATGCCCTAGATGCAGATAAAACATTTAAAGAGCAAGTTTGTCGTCCAGCACAGGACATGCTTGAGATTCAAATCAATAAAATCGTCGGGGAATTTACAGATGCTTTTAACTTGAAGTTTGAGGAATTGACATTGACAGATGAGCTTTCACAGGCTCAAATTGATCAAATTTACCTTACAACCAAGGTTATCGTACCAAACGAAGTAAGAATGCGTATTGGATTAAATCCACTAGATCATGGAGATGACCCATTTGACCCAGTATCAGATGCAGCTGAAATCAAGGCACAAACAATGCAGTCTAGAACTCGGGATAAGACAAGAAATGCTGCTCCATCAGAAGGTGTTAGCGGAAGAAATCCAAAAGGTCAAGGAAGGAAAGTTAAATAGTATATCACAAATATTTTGCCTTTATTGCAAAGGTTGATATTATTTAACATAGAATGAACATTCAAAAAGCACAATGGACAAATAGTGAGAATAGAGTTAACCTCTCCTTCCCTATTACAAAGGTCAATAAAGAGAAAAGAACAGTATCGGGGTTTGCAACCTTAGATAATGTTGATCATCATGGTGACATTGTTACCGCAGACGCATCAGAAAAAGCCTTCGCTCGTTTCCGTGGAAACCTAAGACAAATGCACCAGCCGATTGCTATTGGCAAGGTGCTTTCTTTTCATCCAGAAGATTTTGTTGACAAAGAAACTAATAAAACCTATAAAGGTATTTATGTTGATGCTTATATCTCCAAGGGTGCACAAGATGCATGGGAGAAAATTCTTGATGGAACCTATACAGGTTTCTCCATTGGCGGTAATATTGTAACTGCTGGCTATGAGCCTGGTGATGACAATAATGATCGTCGTGTAATTAAAGAATATGATTTGATGGAACTTTCAGTTGTTGATTCCCCAGCCAATCAACTTGCAAATATTTTTTCTATTCAAAAGAATGCAGATGGATCTTCTTTTGTAAAAGGTATGGCAGCAGACACCCAGATTGAAAATGTTTATTGGTGCAAGCAAGATAACATTGCTTCATCTACTGTAGAAAAGTCAAAAGACTGTGTAGTTTGCGGAACTGCAATGGAAAACGTGGGCTGGATTGAAAGCTCAGAAACAGAAAAAGGTTTAGCTATAAGTAAAGTGATTGATCAGTATTTGCAGAAGGATGATGCACCAGGTCCTACTCATACTGCTACAACACAAGACGGAGATGCTGGTAATGTTGTAGATTCAACAACAACAATTAATTTACATCCAGATCAAAACAAAATGAAGAAGTCTGATTCTGAAAACGATTCAGATAATATACAAAAAGGAGGTATAAAAATGGCAGACGAAACAACAGAAGTTACAGCTATTGATGCCGTAACAGAAACAACAATTGAAAAGTCAGAGCAACCAGAAGACCTTACAAAGTCTGAAGAAGTAGCTCCAGCAGAAACTGCTCCAGTAGAAGAAGCCGTAGAGAAGTCCGTCACCAATGCAGAATCAGTAGATTCTTTTGCAAAGATGTTGACTGATATGCGTGACCTCTTTAGTGAAGCACTAGATAAGAATTCTGCAGAATCACAAGCAACAATCGCAAAGTCAGTTGAATCAGTTGAGGCAGCACGTGCCCAACATGAGTCAGCAGTTGGAGACATCAAGAAAGAACTTGATGGACTTAACAACAACATTGCCGATTTCTTCAAGCGAGTAGAGGCTCTCGAAAAGAGACTCGCTTCATATGAGCAAGATACTGCAGTACAAAAGTCCGTAGGTGACGTTGATAGCGCATCTCGGGATTCCAATAAGCTCCAAAAGGGCTTTACTTGGGATGGATCCTTCCTCGGAGTCCAAAATTTCTAAAAAATGAAAGGTAGGTGAAAGAAAAAAAAATGAGCAACGAACTATTACAAAAAGTAATTGATACAACAAATCTTGGTACAACACCAGCAAACAATCTCTCAGGAGATGGAGTTACTAACTCTGGTACTGGTCTTCTATACCCAGATCAAGCTAACCGCTTCTTGGATTACATGTGGGATGCTACGATTCTTGCTAAGGCAGCTCGTACAATCCGTATGCGTTCAAACACGACAGAAATTGATCGTGTATCAGTCGGTCAGCGCATTATGACAGTCGCAGCTGAGGATAATCCTCGTGATTACACAAACTCAACTGGTGCTGGTTTCACAACAGCTTCTGCAACATTCTCAAAGATTTCTTTGACAACTCGCAAGCTACGCCTAGACTGGGAACTCTCAGCCGAAGGTTTGGAAGATAATATCGAAGGTCCTGATCTAGAAGATCACATTGCACGTCTTATGGCTACACAGGCTGGTAACGACGTTGAAGATCTCCTTATCAATGGTACAGGAACAGGTACAGGTCTTCTTTCAGCCTTCCCAGGATTCCGTTCTCTAGCTCTCAACAACGCTCACGTTGTTGACGGTAATGGTCAGGGTATTGATCGTGCATTGTTTAACCAAGCAATCAAGATCATGCCACGTAAGTATAAGCAACGCCGTAACCAACTCAGATTCTTCGTAGGATCTAACTTGGTACAGGATTACCTATACAACTTGACCACACAGGCAGGCTCCGTCAATCCTTGGGATATCGCTTCTGGCGTTATTCGTGGTGACGTAGTTGCTAACGACGGCGGTCCAGGAAGCACAACACCATTTGCGTTCGGTATTCCAGTTATCAACGTTCCACTGATGGATGAGACTCGTGATAGCACAGGTAAGTCTTACTCAGACTCTGGCTATAACAACTCATCAGGTCTCTTTGGAGATGTCCACTTGACATTCCCACAGAACTTCATCGTTGGTATTAAGCGTGATGTTGTTGTATACCGTTTGTTCCAGCCAAAGAAAGACACAATTGAATACACACTATTCATTCGTGTTGGCGCACAAATGGAAAACTATGATGCACACGTACTTGTTAAGAACGTAAAGGTTGCTGGATCTTCATTCGGCACATTCGGTTCTGTAACTAACGGAGCACTCATCTCTGACCAATCTGGTAACAGAGGCACATTCTAATCTAATTATTAGAATACAAATAAGCGGGGAGGGCCTTGAAACCCTCCCCTCTTATACTTTTATTTATAAAAATGGTATACTTTATCTGAGTGAAAGGAATAAAATGTCATTTGACACACTTAAGATTGCAGAATTAAAGAAGGTTGCAGACTCATTTGGAGTAGACCTTCCAGAAAAAGTAAATAAGCAACAGGCTATTTCAGCCCTTGAAGAAGAAGGTATTACTTATGAAATGTATTCTAAGTTTGCTGATGCTGAAAAGGATGAGCCTGAAGTAGAAGAGCAGCCAAAAAAGAAGGCTGTACTAAAGAAAGAGAACACTATCTTGGTTAAGATGGATAAGGCAAACCCTTCATATACTATTTATGGATATTCATTTACACATGATCACCCATTTGTAGCAATGTCTGAATCAGATGCTCAAAAGATTTTTGATACAGAGCAGGGATTCCGTCCAGCAACTCCAAGAGAGGCACAAGAATTTTATAATTAAATAATGGAGGTAGTAAATGCATCAAATACTACGAGGAACATCAGACATAGCTGAATTAGAGATATATTGGGATAATCAATTAATCAATGCAGATGGGAACGTTCTTGTCACTGTAACAGATGCAGACTACACAAGCGTTGTTTTAGTAACCAATGCGGTTGCCACAAATGATCCAGCAGTTGGTAAATATACATTTCAGTTGACACCAACTTATACATCTTTGAATAGAGTATTAAAAATTGATTGGTCTTACTCCATTAATGGAGTAGCAACATTTCAAGAGGATTTTTACGAGGTTTATACACCTTACGCCTCTATCTCAGATATTGTTGAATACTACAATTTTGGAGTAAGGCCATCAGATGTAAATTATAAATCTGAGCAAGAAATTGTGGCAGCCGAATTTTTGGCACGTATGCAAATTGAAAATTACACAGGTCAGACATTTGGTCGTGTTTATGGCGATCAAGAAATTTGGGGAAACGGTTCAGATGCACTTGAACTTAATGAAAGAGCCCTAACAATTGATCAGATATATGAAAATGGACAACTTGTTATTGATAATACACAAGATCCAGTTTATAACACTTTCGGCTGGCCAGTTGAGATAACTACAACATATAGAGCCATTAGAATCGTTAATGCTGACTACGAAGGAATAATTTCATATGACAATGTTGTTGACCCAACAGTAGACCTATATGGTAGATTCAGAGCAGCAAATAGATACAGAGTTTATGGACAAAAGGGTTGGAACTATGTTCCCCAAGATGTCAGACGTTGTACCGTGATTCTAGCTGGGGATCACTTGTCACAGGATGCAATGTGGAGACAAAAGTATTTGAAAAAAGTTGATCTCAGTGAAATTTCATTTGAATTGGCAGCAGGAGCATTTAACGGTACTGGTAACGCACTTGTAGATCAGATTCTTGATCAATACCGCAACGTTGGGATTGTGATTATTTAATGAATAACTCCTTCATACAGACCATTATGAATATGAAGGCTGATATTTATATCCAGCAGGCTTCTCAGGCTCCAGGCAGCGGTAAGATTGTGCGGGAATGGGTTTATGACCATACAGTACAATGTAAAATAGAACCATTAAAGACAAAAGGCTCATCTAACAAAGCAGATAATAAAAGTTTTGATAATGGTAAGTTTGATGAGTATGGAGAAAAGCTACAGTTAAAAATGAAAATGCTAGAGCAGGTTTCTAAGCGTTGGAGAGTTTCTGGCATTAGATCAAATGATAACAAGCAAGTGTATTATGAGTTTGATAAGATTGATCAGCCAGATACAATATTTGACGTTACAGCATCACACGCTGTATTAGATCCATTTGGAAGAGTTGCTTATTATGAAGTTACTCTACAGAGAGTACAGGTTCAGAATGATAACACTCAAGTCCAATAGTGGAGAAGTCGAAAAATTTTTGCATGAAATAAACATTAAGGTTCAAGGTATGCAGGTTGCTATAGAGCCAAATGTATTAACAGAAATAAATAATGCTTTGTTTACAATCTCAACTAAAAGATTTATTAGAGATTTAAGCCTGGCAGCAAAAATGGAACCAAAGAAATTCCATCACGTATACGAGTGGAATCAAACTGGAAATACATCTAAGAAGTTATTTAAAATGGCTAGAATTTATTCCAATGGATCTTCATTAAAGATTGGTGCAGATTTTATTAAATCTAAAACACCAGTCCCAATTCCACCAGAACTTCTTCAAGCAGGAAGAACTGGAAAATCTGTAGTATCTAGAAGTGTCTTTGCAGATAAAGCAGATGTAATGGAATCTGGAAGAGGAATTAGTTTTCAAGCCAGAAGAACTCTTGCATTCCTTGGTCGTTCTGGAGTAGTTTCATTTATACCCAATGGAACAATCGTTAATATTCTAAATCCTGGCGGAACTCAGGTTAAAGGATCTTTTGAGAAATTCTTTCATGGTTGGTTTGCAGCCAATACCGCATTAGTAATCCAATCATCTGGTATTTTAAGTAGTTTGCAAGAATCTATAGTTAATGCTTTAAATGAACCAAATGCTGGTTCTGAAAAAGCGATGGAATCTGCAATATCTACATTAAGAAGTTATTCGGGAAATAAGGTGGTTCAATAATGGCAGATTACACACAATTAGCAGTTAATGACATGCGTCAGTATATATGGGCAAATCTACAGTCATCTGGAGTTTATAATCCATCTGATTATTATGCAGAGGGCTTTACAGAACCACTAGTACCAATTATTCCAGCTCAAGAGCTTCCAGAGTTTAATAATCTTTTGCCAGGAAAACCATTCATTGTATATGACTGGGAAGTAAAGCCAATTACACAAGACTGGTGGATGCAAGAAGAATTAATGCTGTTGACAATAACAAGCATAGATATTGATGAAGTTAATCGTGTTATTAACTTAATGCTTGATCTATTTAGAAGATTTGATGAATCAGCTAAAGATATAAATTCATTTAATTTAAATAGCACATTTCATTTTCATTATACTTCAATTGAAGCAATTCTATCTCCAGAGCCTTTTAAGAATGAGGGCGGGCATATTCAAGGACAAGTTCACATATTGTATAAATACAGTCGTAATACAGACCAATCTTCAAATGGAAGGTTCTAAACTTTGAATTATTGGGTCAATCTGTTATTATTTATTTAGGTCTTGAGGAAGGCCCTTATCTATCAAATTTTAATAAAATGAAAGCAGGTGAAATAAAACTATGGCACAAAATGTAAAAAACGTACTTGTTGGTGCAGCGAATATTTTCGTAAGCACAGGTAATGGAGTTAACCGCCCAAACACAGCAGTAGCAGGCTCAGGCGATCTCGGTTGGGCATCAACTCAACCAGCAGCAGGATATCTAGACTCAAGCTCTAAGTGGAGAAACGTCGGATATACAAACACAGGTTTTGAAGTATCATACGAGCCAGGATATGGTGAAGTTATGGTTGATCAACTTCTTGATGCAGCTCGTCTATTCAAGCAGACTCTTAAGATCACGCTTAAGACAGAACTCTCAGAGGGTACACTTGAAAATATCAACTTGGTATTTGGACAAGCAGATAGCTATGTAACTTACACAGCAACTGGCTCAACATCAAACATTGAGAACTCATTTACTCCAGCAACTGTCAACACTGCAAACGTTGCAAACGCAACACTGAACTTGGCAGCTGGATCTCTCGGAGATTATCCAGTAGAGCGTTCACTCGTGGCAATCGGTAACGTTCCACAGAACATTGGTACAGAAGGTTCTAACTACACAGTTAACGGATCATCAGCCCCAGGGCTTATTGATACTTCTGGAACAATTAAGAAGGAGCGTATTTATGTTGCACGTCGTATCGTTCAGATGCAGACAACCGCACACGCATTGAAGCGTGACGGAGCTACAGTGTTCCCAGTCCAATTCCGTTGCCTCCCAGATGACTCAGACTCATATGATGGTGCAGAATATGGCGTAATTATTGACCGTGTATACGGATAATAATACACCCTAAAACTTAATATCGTATAAATAAATTCCCCTCAGAAATGAGGGGAGTTTATGTTTTAATTACACAACTTGATATAATTACCTAGACAGCAAAAAAAGGAGAATGTTTTGCCAACCACAATATATGATGTATTAGAAATTGAACTATCAGATGGAACCGTTATTAAGGTTAAGCCATTGACAATTTCTTATCTTAAGAAGTTTATGACAGTTATTGATAAGATGAAGGATGAGTCTGTTAAAACAGAGTCCGACATCCTAGAAGTGTTTATTGAAGCTGGTATGGTGTGCATGGAAGTATTTTACCCACAGCTTTCTACAGACAAAGATGCCTTTGAAAAGGTAGTTGAAGTCCCTACACTTATGAAGATTTTGGAAGTTGCAGGCGGTGTCAAAATGGACTCCCCAAACTCCCCACTGGCGAATCTAGCTGGGACGAACTAGATCTCGCCAGTTTAGAAGCAGAAGTTTTTCTTCTAGGACATTGGAAGAATTTTGAAGAGTTGGAAAACAACCTTTCAATGGAGGAGGTTCTGATCATACTGAAGACAATGCGGGACAGAGATTATTCTGATAAGAAATTCACTGCAGCATTGCAAGGTGTAGATCTAGAGACTGAAGAAGAAGAAGACAATGACATTACCGTTTTGAAAGGTACTGTAGCAAAAGATGCAGGTTTCGGAATTGGTTTTGGACTTGGCTATGTGGAGGAAATAGGTGGCAATTAATTCAGTAGACATTCACTTAAATGCATTTGCTAATTTTAGCCCTGTGTTTGCAGAGGTTACAAAGCTCAAAGCAGCTATGGCAGACATGCAGAGTTCTTCCTTTGGAAACACTCTAAGTAGTGATTATGTCTCTGGACTTCAAAAAGCCCAACAGCAATTTACCAATCTAGTAAATTCAACACGAGCATTTAATGTTCAGTCTGTTCAAATGGCAGACAGCGTTTCTCAATTTAGTAAGCAACTAGAATCAGGCCAATTAAAACTCGGTCAGTACTACAATATCTGGAAGCAAAACGCACAAGGCGTATCAACCCAGCTAGACGATTTAGCTACACAGCAAGCAAGAGTAGCTCGTTCTGTTGTTGTGCCAGATGCACTTCACGCAGGCTATTCTCAAGTAATTACAGACCTTAACGGTGTAGTTACTGATACAGAAAAAGCAGCTTTTTATCAAACAGCTTACAATACAACACTCCGTGATGGAGCAAATAAGCTTATTGATTTTGGTAAAAATATGCAATGGGCGGGTCGTCAATTAACAGTAGGCTTAACAGTACCACTTGGACTATTTGCAAATCAAGCAGCACAGACATATCTATCATTTGATAAGCAAATGACTGACATGTTGAAGGTTTATGGTTCTCAGGCAGTAGTTCAATCTCAGGCAACTTTGGACACTATTAAAAATGAAGTTACTAATCTAGCTGAAAATCTAGCCCATACAATTGGTATCACAATGACGGATACCGTAACAATTGCACAAACATTCTCTCAAATGGGCTTAACGGGACAAGATCTTCTTAAGACAACTGATGCTACTGCTAAATTGATGAAAATTGGTGGATTGACTGCAGCAGACTCTGCACAAGCAGCAATTGCTATGCAGAATGTATTTAAGTTGCAATCCAGCCAAATGACTGATGCTATTAACTTTTTAAATGCTGCTAAGCACTCAACATCTACATCAATGCAAGACCTTGTTGAAGCTATGCCAAAAGTTGGTCCAATCATTACTCAAATGGGCGGAAGCTATAAGGATTTTGCAACACTGTTAGTAGCATTGCGTGAAAATGGTGTGCCAGCATCACAAGCAGCTAACACAATTAAATCAATGTTTGCTACCTTGATTAATCCTACAACAAAAGCTGTAAATGAATTTAATAATCTTGGCATAAGCCTAAAGGGTATTGTTGCACAAGATGCAAATAATCCATTGAAGATGTTGCAGGATCTACAAGCAGCACTAGATAAGCTTCCTAATGCTACTAGAACTCAAGCAATTGAACAATTGTTTGGAAAATTCCAGTTTGCTCGTGCAGACGCACTTATATCAAGTTTAGGCAAGGCTGGATCTCAAAATGAAAAAGTTATGCAGTTGTATGCAAGTAGTTCATCAGAACTTGCAGCAGTTGCACAACAAGAAGTAGACGTTGCAAGTAAGGGTACTCCTGCAGCCCAATATGCAAAGATGAAGGCAAGTCTACAGGCAGACTTGATTCCAGTCGGCAGAGAATTTCTTGTTGTTATGACAAATATCGGAAATGTCTTAGACGGAATTGTAAAGTGGTTTGATAAATTAGGTTCAATGAAGAGCGTTTTGATTGGCGGATTAGCTGTGGTTGGCTTAATCGGTCCGCTTGTAATGTTTGCAGGTTTATTCTCTAACCTTGTCGGAACTATATTTAAAGGCTTCAACTACATGCGAATGTTTAAGGAAGGCTTTACTCAGGCTACTGACACAGGTCCTCTTCAAAGATTTGCAGCAGGACTCAAGAACATGTCAAACTTCTATCATGAAGTTGATGTAAGTGCACTTGCAGCATCACATTCTACAGACTTAATGGAACTATCTGCACAAAATAGTGCAAAGGCTTTTGATGTTCTCGCAACAGCGATTAGAAATCTAACAACTCAAATTTCTGCACTTAATGCAGTATCAGTCAATCCTGGAGCCTTGGCATCAGATCTAGATACAGTTATTACAGAAGCTGGAACTACCGCAAGAGAAGCTACAGGTGCTTTACAAATGGAACTACCAATGCTATTTGCATCTGGTGGAAATGTTCCAGGCACTGGAAGTGGCGATACTGTACCAGCTATGCTTACTCCAGGTGAATTTGTAGTTAATAAATCAGCAGCTGCAAAATACAGCACAGTTCTTTCAGCAATGAATAGAAATAATTTGCCAGGGTATATGACGGGCGGGCAGGTAGTATTTAATGGATCAAGCTATACGGGTACATCATCTGCTCAAAAAGTTATTGAAGAAATTCAAGCTAACTTCTCTGGAGTAGAATCAATCATAACAGAAATGCTTGATAGACTTGCTCTAAATGGCAAGATTACTGCATCTGCACTAAAGTCAGATCCAGTATATTCAGAAATGCAAAGAGTAATGCATATGAAGACTGCATCAAGCAATGCATATTTTGATACTGGCAGAGGTAATGCTGCTAATACAGGATTAGCCCGTGCACACACAACAGAACCAATCACTTTGACTGCAGATCAAGTAAGAGCTATGTATGCATCAGGTGCAATTGATGAAACTACTCATGGAAATATGATGGGTACATTTGCTAAGAATGGATCTGTAAATGCTTACTCTGAATCAATAATGAATCTTCCAGCTGCAGCTAACAAGGGTTACATGTCTGGAAATGAATTAGCAGACTGGCTACAGGCAGAGGCAAGAAATCCAAATAGCGAAGTTTATAAAAATTTTGCAAATGTTGATGAGCCATTTAAACAGGGTATGATTACAGCAATTAGAAGTCATGGCTCTAAGTTGGTTGGGGATGCAGAACTCAATTCTGCAGTTCAATCTACTATTGATGATGAGTTTAATGGTGTATCTCAAGTTGTAAGAGATTCTGTAATTAAAGAAAGAAATACATTTAAGACTTATCAATATACAGATGCAAAGGGAACAAGATCTAGAACTGGTATGGGTGGCGGAGCTACTGAATACCCAGATCCATCTGGAATATCTTTGGGCGGTGCTGGATCTTATTATTCAAGACCTACTGCTTCCATAGAAGCGCAAAAGCAAGCTAATGCTTATGTTCAACAAATAGCAGAACAATCTGGTAAATCTTGGAGTGTTGGCGTAGCCAAGGGAATTAATGATTCTCAATCTATTATTAATGATGCAGAAGTTGAAAGCGTTAATGCCACATTAGAATCTGGAAGAGGTGCATCTGAAGCAGCCAGCCCATCTGGATTATTCAGAAGAATGCTGGGGCAACCAATTGGACAAGGCACTGCTGCTGGAATTACTGATACAATACCAGATGTTGAAGCTGCAGCAAAAGCAAGTGTAGAAGCTGCAAGTACTGCAACTCAAGAAGCTCTACAAATGGAGCTTCCATTTGCACAGCAAAGTATAAAAGAATTTAGTGCTCAACTATGGGTACCAGCAGAAGAAGAAGCTGTAGTCGCTGCTGAAGAAACTTCAGGCATATTTAGTAGAATGCTAGCATCAAAGATGGGTGCAGGCGGAGCTGGAATGGGACTTGCTATGGTAGCCCCAATGCTCACCAGCATGCTTCCAAAGGGTGGTGTATCTTCTGCTATAGGAAATGTTGCATCAATGTCTGGAATGGGAATGATGGCTGGTATGGCTTTCGGCCCAGAAGGTGCTCCAATAGGAGCTGCAATAGGTGCTGCAGCAGGAGCAGTAAAATCATTATTTGATATGATTTCTGCACGTTCCGCATCAGTTGCAGCAGAATGGAAAGCCAATACAACAAGTTCTGTGTCAGACCTTCAAATCTTCAAGAGTACTGCATTGAATACAGCAGTTCAAACTAAAAATCTCTCTTTACAAACAAGTAATCTTTCAACAAAGACAGTAACATTAAAGGGCAATATAGTTGATCTTGGAAACGGGATGTCAAGTGCAAGCACTCAAGTCCAAGCAATGGTTGCTGCAATCAAAAGTCTACCAAAGGGAGATCCCCTAGGAGATCTTGTAAAGGCTATATCAGACCCAAATTATAAAATAACTGGCGTTGTTGGCAACTTGAAGCAAAATGTTCAAAATGCTATATCAACAGGCGGACTAGATCCTTCACAAGCAAAAGCATATGTTTATTCAGCTTTGCAGGCAGCAGGCAGAACTACAGATTTTGAAACTGCATGGAAAGAAATTTCAAGATCTATTGGGTATAACGAAAAAACTGGCAAGGCAGATGCGTCAAAAGCAACAACATCATCTCTTAATGCTCTAGTTAATAGTCAAGATTTTGTTACAACTGGATTGGCTTATGGCGGAAGAGCTGGTTCAAAGATGTATCAATTAGATTATTCATCATTAACAGGAGCTGCTAAAGCATATGCAGATCAGCTAAATAATTTGTATGCAATTACATCAAATAGCTCTCTTGGTTTTAAAGATATGCAAGATAGAATTAATGCAGTTAAAGCAGCAAGTGGAGATACAAGTACAGCACTTGATTTACTTGAAAAGACTATCATTGGCACAGGAAGTAAAGATGATATAGCAAGATTAACTCAGGTTGAAGGATATATCAAAGGCATGGGGCCTAATGCTAAATTATCTGCATCAGAAATTATGAAGATGAATGCTGTTTTGCAGGTCATGACTCCAGATCAATTGCAGGCCTGGGCAAAGGCAAATGGTACCAAGCTAGGTTTAACAGCTGCATCTAAAATGGGTGAAATTATTGATGCTTATGCAAAAAGTGGAGATTTTCAGAAAGCTGTAGACGCAGCTAACAAAGCGATTATGGCTGGTCTCAATGGAGCAGGAGGCGGTGCTGGCGGTGGTGGCGGTGGTGACTCAACAACTTCTACTGGCCCAGATTATGCAAAGATATATGCTCCAGTTATTAAGCATTATACGGACCTAAAGAAATTGGTAGATGCTCAAGCAGCTGCTCAGCAAAAATATAATGATCAATTAAAGCTTACACAAGATTACCAAACTAAGCAAATGGATTATTTTAATCAGATGAAGCAAGCTACAATTAGTGGAGATTATCTTGCAGCTGCACAAGCTCAACAATCCGCACAGAATGCACAAGCAACATATGCTGGACAATTGAAGGCTGGAAAACAAACAGATCTTGCAACTAGTCTGTCTAATATTATTAGTGCTTTACAGGACGCATCATCTAACTCTGTTGCACTTAAAAATCTAAGCAAGTATACTGGTATGAATATTCCTACTACATTTAGCTCTAAATATGATGCATCACTTTTGGGAGGAATCTCAACGGCATCTTATGAAAAGCAAACGGCAGGTGTAAATTCTCAAGTTCAAGCAGCTGTTGCAGCAGCTAGCAAACTTGCAAGTGGAGATGCTTTCCAGGGAGTTCAAGTTTATCAAACTATTAATACAAGTAATTCTGTAATTACTCCAAAGGAATATGAAGCGGCTATCACAGCAGCAACTCAAAAGGGAATTCAAGAGGGTCTTGCTAAAGCTAAGGCTAAGGCAAACACTACTCACAATGTCAAAACAGCAACGGTAAAGGTAAAACACTAAATGACAGTATATGCTATACAGGCGGGAATACAAGTTTCTACTGATAATACTACATGGTATCCATTAACAGATCATAACCGTGATCCTATTCAAGTTGAAAATAGCCTAATTGAAGAATCTTCCCGTATGGCAAATGGTAAAATGCGTAAATATGTAATTGCCTCAAAGAGAACATTTACCGTAACTTGGAAAACATTGACATCTAGCACAAATGATACAGTTGATGGAAATTATTCATCAGCCTGGCTAAATGCTTTTTATTCACAAAATGTATTTAGTCCAATCTATATTAAGTTTGTACATTCAGCATCATCTACGCCTTCGGTTGGAGATACCTCATTTTTGAGTTCTAAATTCACATCAGAAACAACTCAAGTTTTCATTACTAAGTTTGATATAACTACATCAAAGAGAAATGAATTCAGAGACCTAGTTGATATGACCATAGAATTTACGGAGGTATAATGCTACTAAATACTGATAATACGTATAGAGACATTTTTCTAAATGCTAAATCCGTAAATATGCTACCAGTGATTTCTGCTGAGTGGAATCAAAACCTCTTTAATCCGCCATATCTTATGGTAACTGGAGATGGAACAAAGTTTACTCCAACTACAACAAGTACAATATCTTCAGTTACAGGTGCTGCTGCACATCCAGTCTTTACTACAAATTCATTTGCTACAACTACTGGAACATCAACGGCATCAGGATCTGTTTTATATACATGCACCACAAATGGCTCAAGTCCAACTTACAAGATAGTTACCTATATGATGACCAGTCAGGCATTACCAGTGCTTGTATCATCTTATGCAAAAGACAGCACAAATGTTTACACTGGGTCAACTCAAACAGAAATTAATAACTACGGTTGGACTAAAATAGAGACCTATATTGGCGGGGCTCCAACATCTGGAAACCTTACAACATTTTCATACAATATAGTGGCGACAACTTTAGACTCTTCAAGCGGAACTCCAACTATATACTTTACGGTTCCAGAAGTTTACGTTTGTTCTTATTTTGATTATCAATATCATACCCTGTGGGACCCATACAGCGTTGTAACTAATTTTAGACCAGGAGAATCATATGTAACCACTGGAGACTATAAATATTCTCTTCAAGCTGATTTTAGAAAGATTAGTTCTCCATTATTGAACGGTTATGCTGGGACTACATATTCTCCAGTAAGCTCTATTGTTCAGAACCCAAACCATATTTTAGCAACACAGTATGTACCACTTATTAAAAATGTGGTTCCAACAGATATCAATCCATATAAATATTTTGTTTCTGATACATCAAACACATCACTTACTGCTTTATACCAGACAGCAGTAAATACAAATAAGCTTGTATTTAAATTTAATACAATGGTTACAATCCCAACCGTTCAAATTAAAGTTAATGGAACTGCAATAACTGTTGATGGAACATCAAGCATCACTGTACCATCAAACGGAGTATTGGTAATCTACTGGAATGGTTCTCAGTGGACTCAGAAGAAGTGGGGAGATCCAACAGGAACACCAGTAACTACAATGCCATACCTAGACCAAACAACTGGAGCATTGTCACTATATACATCTTTAACTAAGTTAACAGTAACGCAGCTTTCAAAAACTATAAATTCTGCTTTTACTACATCAAATACAACATTCGCCTCAGATGCAAATAGAATGCATTTAATTGAAATGTCTCCAAGACTAGAAATTGATTTAAGTAATTTTGTAGAGGATGTAACGATAACCAAAGCCCTTGACAGCAAGAGCACAGTTATCCCGCTATCAACAATTAATCCTGATGACCTATTGACTACTTTGTCTGGAATTCCAGCATTTAATGGCTCTTCCGTTATACCAGTATTATCAAATCAAAGTAATAAATCAACAAGTATCCTGGCAAATATGTTGAGAAAAAATATTAAAATTTATTCAAGTTTTAATTTAATTTCATATACAACAACAACTACAACGACAGTTAACACTTATATTCCAGGCGGGATTTATTATGTTGACACCTGGGACGAAACAGATATTAAAGAAATTAAAGTTCAATGCTATGATATAACTAGATATCTACAAACAGTTCCTGTTGCGGATTATGTAGCAAACCTAAAGGGTGTACTAGATATTGTCAGCAATATACTTGATCTTACTGGATTTACAGATTATGATTATGATTCATTGTATAAAGTTTGCAACGATCCATTGATTCCAATGGAGTTATCTTACTTCTATTGCAACTCAAAAGACACCACTCTCGTAGCTGCGTTAAATTCAATATTCTTGGCGTACCAAATTGGTTGCTTTATTGATGAATACGGAGTCATGAGATTCTTAAGCTTATCTAATATCATTAATAATGCTAACTTAGTCAATCTTGGTATAAACCAATCTGTTATGTCTATAGATGATAACAACATTGTGATGGAGGGATATGGTGTTACAAACTCATCTAAAGTTGGTATGATATCAATAAGATATCAAAGTCCAAAGATCCTACAATCCCTAGCCCTTCAAAATGCCACAGATCCAGCTATTAAAAATACAGCTTCATTTATTTATACCACATCTAATGACGTAGTATGGCAACAAGGAAATACTGATTCTGTAGGATTTAACTATCTTGCTTCAAGCATGGCGGAAACAGATTCAAGCTTTCAGCTATACCAAAGAGATCTATTAAATCAATTCCACACATACTCTCTAAATAATAATGGATATTCCGTGATAGAAGATGAGATAGTTTCATTCGAGTATAAGCAATATCTTATTTCAAATTCAAGTGGATATGTTTATGCAAATGTTAAGAATGATATTGAATTGCAAGCAGAGATAAATAAATTTATTAAAAAATATCAGTCTTCGCTGACTACATCTGATGGAACAACTAAGGGTGACTACAATGTTACTATTGTACCTCAAAATAAAATCACAAATGTTCAAAGAGGTCTTTTTGGAACTACGCCAGTTGCACACAACATCATAACTTCTCTAGCATCAAAGAACCTTTCTTCTGGAGGATCTGGAACAGCAAGTATCTCTACAATAGGTGCGGGTAGCCCAAATCAAATTGAAGTTGTTGGAATGATACCAAGCGGTTCATCTAAAGTAACGCTGTATCCTACATCTGCTAGGGATATTGGATACAAAACATATTCTATTAAATTTGGTTTGAATACTCAAGATAGAAGTGCAGCTGGTCTGTTCTTTAATGCATCTGGTGGCAATGGATCTAGCGGGTATTT